CTCTCTCTTGTCTCTGTAGAATAGATCGTGATTGCCCATGATCACATAGACCTTTTCAAACGCTCGGCCCAGTCTCTCCATGTTGCTGACAGTGTAGTTCATGGTGCTGACATTGGTGGCACTCCTGTGATGATGCCAATCTCCTAGGAATATGCAGGTTTCACAACCGTGTGCTTTGGCCTGCTCAATGAACCAATGACAGAATGCTTCTCCGTCATCATTGTGAACTCGGCTGTTGCCTTTTAATCCAAAATGTATATCAGTGAAACAAGCAGCTTTTTTAAAAAATGCCATAATTTGAGTTTACTATTTTTTTTTAGACTCTGCAACTGTTAATTTTCCAGATGCTTTATATTCTTTGTTTAATTCCTTTAGAGCGGCTTTGCTGTAAACTTTAACCTCACCATTTTGAGTGGCCATTCTTCTCTTTGCTGACACAGTCTCACTCTCATTTTTTGCTTGTCGAGTATAGCTTGGCATCATCTCATTCATTTCTAATATGTCATCACGAATATTTTGATTCTTCTTTTCAATGTTTAGAATTCTTGTGAATGAGTTTGTGATAGCTGCTGTGTAATAAGCAAAAGGATTTTCAGATTTAGATTCATCAAACTGTAAACCAATTTGGCTTAATTGTACCAATGCTTGTGAACGCATCTCGTCCACATAGGTGTATCCTCTCCAGTTGCTACGCTGACTGTATCTCTCTGCCAATTTTAAAAACATATTTGCCAGAGTAGGAGTTATCTTGCCGTGATCATTAGAAAAATGTCCGTTGCTCATACCACCCACCCAATGTGATTTGCCTATACAAATTAATTGTCCTTTGTCATCTATCCTATAATGTTGGAAAGGAGGAAAATTAACTTTGGTATGATGATCAGCTCGAGTTTTAGGATTTTTTTTCCTTTCATTATCTGTAGTGATATGATCAAATGTCATTACTCGAAACACTAGATCTGTTTTTTTGATCTTCCTAGGAGACACCTCATAATCACTCATTTTGAGTCTTTTATTGCCTGTCTTTTTGGCTATTTCCCATGCATGGGCAGTGAGTCTTTTTGCATGTATTTTTCTTGCTTTGCCTATATTTGCATTGTTAATTTTTTTAATATCATTAACTATCATGTCATATTGACAGTGTTCGGGAGCAACGTATGAGCAATATGTATTTTTACTTTTGTGAATTTCGGACAATAAGTCTCGATTGTTTAGATAGTTTACTTTTTTCATTTTTTAAATCCTTTAATTGTTGAACATTTTGGGTGTTTTTGAGCTATAAAGTACGCCTAAAATAATGCCTATAAATACAATTGTTATTATAATAAATTTTTTATGACTTTACAACCTAATATTGACGAAGAAAATTCTAATTCAAACACGTTGGGCAACGTACTATCCAATGCGGGTGGTAATATTTTTAATCGTACACTAGGTAGGCTATTCGGTAATGGATTAAACAAAGGCGCCGAAGCCAGCACGAAGCTGCGTGGATCTGCACAGTGGACTGTACGCAGCGAAAAACAAGATTTTAGAGTAAAAGTAGTTTTACCCACAGACAGTGATTTACAATCGATATTCTTTGAATCAGGCAGAGACGACGACGGCGGAGTTTTAAGAAATAACATACTAGGACCATTAGCAGATACAGGCGGAGTTACATTTCCAATAACACCCTCGATCATAATTAATCATTCGGCATCTTATAATGCTATGAATCTTACTCACAATAACTATCCTTCATATGCTTACTCACACAGTGAAATACCTAGTTTTACAGTGGTAGGAGAATTTCCTGTACAGAATCAAGAAGATGCACGCTATTGGATTGCTATGTTGCATTTCTTTAGATCAGTAACCAAAATGTTTTTTGGGGGAGACGATAATGCATTAAAAGGAAACCCACCCCCTATATTAAGTCTTTCTGGGTATGGAGCATATGTGTTTAATAAAGTGCCAGTACTGGTTACAAATTTTAGCGTGGATTTAAGAGCAGATGTTGATTATATTTGTACAACACAGAGCACAAACGTTAGACAATCATTTATTGGACCACAAGCATTATTAAGTGATAAAAATACTTCTTGGGCTCCAACAATGAGTCAGGTTACAGTACAATTACAACCAATCTATTCTAGAGAATCAGTTAAAAAATTTAATATGCGTGATTTTATTAGTGGTGGATTAAATGATAAAAACGGAATAGGATACATTTAATGGCCAAATATAGTAATACCTCTCCATATTTTAATACCAGCGAAAATAATATCAGTTTAGATTTTTTAGTGCCTCGCACAATTACGGCAGAACCAGACGATGTCACATATACCATCACAAGAACATATGCATATAGGCCAGACTTGCTAGCATTTGACTTGTATGGAACCCCAAGACTATGGTGGGTATTTGCTCAAAGAAATCCAGATGTAATTGAAGACCCAATTTATGATTTTGCTCCCGGAAGAACTATTCAATTACCTAAATTGAGTAATCTTAAAAATGATCTAGGAATATAAGATCATGGCTTCCGAAGAAATTACATATGACATAAGACCTGCAATGACAGGAGCGACAGTTAACAACACTTCTTCGAATAATCAAGACTCAGCAGAAAAAAATGTGTTGCATGAATATGCTTCTTACAATTATGTTTGGACATTATCAGCACTGTCACAAGAAGATTTAAAAAAACCTCAATCGATAGCAAAAAATAAACCACGAGATATTATTGCCAAAAGTTCTGGTATTGGCACAGAAGGCAATTTTAGTTCTTTTAATGCAAGTGGATCAGTAAAAGGAGCCAAAACAGTAGTAGATACCGAAGATACTGGTACGGTGTACACTGATTATAAACATACAGATTCTATTATTAGGGCAAGAGCATCGTCTAATGAAATTTTAAAAAGAGGACACGATATATTTTTTGAAAAAGTAGAAATAAACGGAATACATAGACCCAATGAGCAGAGAAAAATGATGAATTTTACAAAAATAGAAATGGTATTGCATGAACCATACGGTGTTACATTATTTGAAAAATTAAAAGCTGCAGCCTTTAATAATAAATTTATGGATCATATAGATGCACCCTATCTATTAACACTAGAATTTCGTGGGTATGATAATTTAGGAAATCCAAAAACAGTGGTTACAAAAAGAGTATTGCCAATTAAAATCGTCAATGCAGAGATGGACATTAATGCGGGAGGAACGATTTATACAATGAGTGCAGTGCCTTGGACAGAGTTTGCAATGACAGATAGGTTTTTATACATACGAGGTTCTGGATCCACAAATTGGAAAACTCCTTTTAATACCAAAACAGGAGAAACACTAGTTGAAGCAATGAATAGATTAGCCGACACTCTCAACAAGATGCAAGATGTAGAAATAGAAAGAAAAATGAGAGAATTAAAAGACACCTATGCAATAAACATTGTAAATGTACCTGTAAAGAACACCGGAAGTGGTAACTGGAATTTAGGATCATTAGGCTCAAAATTTCAAATCAGTGTGAGACCCAACGAAAGTATTGCTAAAGTAATCACCGATTGTGTACAACAAGCAGACGGTTTTAGAAACATTGGAGAAATAGTTAAAAAATATTGGCAGGAGGTAGGAGAAGAACAAGAGTCCAAATATAATCAAACGGAAGCTCAAGCAGATTCTCCATCTTCAGGCAAAGAACCATATGTACCGTGGTTTAAAGTAGTAACCAACGTTGAAACAGACACAGCTCGATTTGATTCAATTTTAGGAATGCATCCAAAAAAAATTACATATACAATCATTCCTTATGCTGTTCATGTAATGAATTTTACTCTACCAGGTCTAAGTGCTTCTCCATTATGGGGCAAGACAGTCAAAAAAAGATACAACTATATCTATACTGGTGCCAACAATGATATATTGGATTTAAAAATAAATTATAAATTTGGATACTTTCAAGCAGCATTAGTCGATGGCACAGGAGCCGATGCAACTACAAAAAAACAAGTCAAAGACCTTAGCCTACAAGAGTTAGTTCAAACATATAGATCTTATGTGAAAGATCAACCAGAAGGAACACTACCTTTACGTAGATATCCGTCATATTCAAAATCAGCTGATCCATCTAGTGGTGCTGGTGCTAGTAAAACGCAAGTGGATGAATTTTATGAATATCTAACATCACCTATGGGAGATATGGTCAATGTACAAATGACCATACTGGGTGATCCTGCATTTATAGGACAAGATTTTGCTTTGCCTTATGAAAATAAAAGTTCAAACACGTCATCTGATTTTTCTTCATTTAGTGGCAAAGCATGGGATAAAGATTTAGGTTGTTTTAATTTTGATCAAGCAGAACCGTTTGTTACACTAGACTTTAGATTCCCTACAGATATTGATGAAAAAAGAAGTGTAATGAATTTTAAAAACTTAGAAAATATTGTGTTTAGCGGATTATATAAAGTAGTATCAGTAGACAGTATTTTTGATGGAGGAAAATTTACTCAAGTGTTAGATTTGGTTAGATTTAACAATCAAGGCAAAGAAATGACATCAGTTGCATCACTTAGTGAAATGCAAAAAATAATTGAAAAAAAGAAAGCAGAAGCTACAGCTAAAGCTACAGGAAACAGTAGTCCAAATATTACTGACACTGAAGGATTTACTAATTAAAAAACATATGACCATATACGGAGACGCATCAACACCAGAAAAACAGTTTAGGAGCACAACCTATACTGAAATTGATCCAGGCCCATACATCGGCATTGTTAAAGATAATGTTGATGAAACTAGAATGGGCGGACTAAGAGTTATGATTCCCAGTCTATCAGGCACAGATGAAGGTCCTTCCAGTATGTTATATGATGTAAAATACTCAACACCCTTTTACGGTGCAAAAAGTCCTAGTGCAACAACCAAAACCAGTCCTTATGATTTTGATGATAGTCCTCATAGTTATGGAATGTGGATGGTACCACCGGACATTGACACAAGAGTTTTAGTGATATTTGTAGAAGGAAAAATATCTCAAGGATTTTGGTTTGGCTGTGTGCAAGACCCTTACACCAATCACATGGTGCCAGGTATTGCTGCCAGCCCTCATACTGCTATGTCATCAGATGAAGGATTCGAATCGACCAGAACCGTAGAAATGGTCTACGGAACCAAAGAAGTACCAGTTTCAGAAGTTAATAGAACCACATGGACCGCAGCAAGTAATGTTGAAGGTCTTGATAAACTTAAGAAACCCATTCATCCTTTTGCTGACACATTACGTAAACAAGGATTAATAAAAGATACTGTGAGAGGAACAACCACTAGTTCTGCTAGGAGAGAAAGCCCCAGTGCAGTGTTTGGAATCAGTACTCCGGGAAGATTAGACAAAAAGAGCAAGAAAAAATTTAAATTAGGACCCACAGATGCAAACCCCGAAACCTCAGTGGTGAGAGAAGCAGGGCACACGTTCGTGATGGATGACGGAGATGCAGCAGGCAATAATGAATTAATTAGACTACGAACCAGCAGTGGTCATCAATTATTAATGCATGATACCAAAGGTGTTGTGTATCTTGCCAATGCATCAGGCAATGTTTGGATGGAGTTTAGTGCCAACGGTGCTATTGATATCTATTCAGGACACACTGTAGCATTGCGAGCAGTGGGCGATATTGATCTACACAGCGATAACAATATCAACATGTTTGCCAAAGGACAGATTAAATTAAGTGCGATGAATAAACTAGTGCTTGATGGAGGAATGATTCAAACGTATTCTGATACTGACACACAAATTCAATCCGGAGGATCATTTACTAACAAAGCATTAACAGGATCAATCATAACCTCGGCTGGTATGACGCAATTGCATATGGCAACCGATCAGCATCATTTAACAGGCAAACAAATACATTTCAACAGTATTCCGGGCAGTCCAGACATGATAGCCTCATATGAAAGAACAGTGTTCTATGACGACAGCGGAACGGGAACATTGAGAGAAACCAAACCCGATGTAGATCTAACAAAAAAAGGATTAAGCGCACCACTCGAGTGGACACAAGAAGGAAATGATCCCACATCAGGTTCTGGATTAATTCCCACGGATGGAAATGTTTCCAATGGAAATGTTTCCATGTCAGGTTTACGTATGCCCACACACGAGCCATTCCCTGGACACTGGGATGATATCGTGTCATTTGCGGGCACAGAAGATGACACAGACTGCAACGTGCCAGGCACGGTGGGATTCCTCGCACAATTAAACAGAGACAGTGATAATCCAACCTGCAGGATCGGACAGTTCCAAGCAGACTTAGCAACCTATATGGGCAAACAAGATATTGCTGTGACAGATGTAAAAAAATTACAATCAGTAGCAGAAGATTTTACTAAAAATTACAATAAAAGATATAATTTAACAGACAATGGACCTTTTTCGATATCTCCAATAGCAGAAGGAGTAAGTTCTACTATTAAACAAACTATTGAATCTGTTACTGGATCATCAATCAACTTATTAAAAGATCAAGTATTTGTCAATCAAGGAGGAGTTTTGTACAGTGCGGGCAATTTAGGACAGGCGTTGACAGGATCAGTGCAAGGAGTAATAAACGATCTAAGTTCAGGAAAAGGAGTATTCACTACAGCAGGCAATGTACTTGGTGGCACAGGGGCAGGCAATATATTGAACCAGGCCAACAGCGTGTTGGGCCAACTAGGTGCAGGCAATGTTCTGAACCAGGCAAGCAAAATATTAGGCGGCACCGGCGCAGGCAACATACTTGCGAATCGGGTTGGCTCCGGCATAGGAAATCTCAGCCAACTGGGAGTAAACTCTTTAGGAAATCTCACACAAATAGGAAACAATGCCCTAGGCCAACTAGGAAACAATGCTTTGAATGCGGTACAAAATAAAATACCAGGGGTGAACCAATTAAACAGTGCATTAGGATCTGTAAATATTGTAAATAACGTTTATAAATCTGTGATGGGGTCTAGTATAACAGCAGTGACACAGGTTAGAAGTGTGGTGGGAATGGTGGGCAATCAAATAGGGTCAACCATAGCCACAGTGGGTAGAAGTATAGGTAAGATTTTTGGATTTTAAAAATGAGTGAAAAAGAAAAAAATAATTTTATAGCAAATGGTCAGCAGACCTTTAAGGGGTTCAGCTCGCGAGCTGATAGAAACAATTATAAATTGTATGACTTTGAATTAATTAAACAGGATCTTATCAATCGATTGAGTGTGAGAAAAGGAGAAAGAGTAGAAAATCCTGATTTTGGTACTATTATCTATGATATACTATTTGAACCATTAACTGATGCAACCAAACAAGCAGTAGCAGATGATATTGCACAAAATCTCAATGCTGACCCTAGAATAAGCACTAAAGAGATATTAGTAAGTGAAACAGAGCATGGAATATCAGTGCAAGCCACTATTACCTATATACCATACAATATAACTGAAAAACTTACCTTTAGTTTCGACGAAAACGCTGCTTTGCGCCTTTCTTAATCTACGCATATAATAAAAACAATAAATATCCATAGTTTAAACTATGGCCACCATTGACAGACAAAATCGATTGCTTGTAGCCGAAGATTGGCGCAAAATTTATACTGCTTTCCAACAAGCAGATTTCAAATCTTACGATTTCGAAACTCTAAGAAGAACCATGGTGGCTTACCTTAGAGAAAATTATCCAGATGATTTTAATGATTTTGTTGAGAGTTCAGAGTATATCGCACTGATAGATCTTATTGCTTATATTTCTCAAAGTTTAAGTTTTAGAGTAGACTTAAATGCTCGAGAAAATTTCTTAGAAACTGCTTCTAGAAGAAATAGCATTTTAAGATTAGCAAGATTAATTAATTACAATGCCAAAAGAAATTTAACAGCTACTGGTCTTTTAAAAATAACTTCGATATCTACCACACAAGACATTAGAGACAGCAGCGGCAATAGTTTAATAAATTCTACAATTGTTTGGAATGATCCATCGAATACAAATTATAGAGAACAATTTATTAATTTATTAAATGCGGCCAACGTTGACGGACAGAAATTTGGAAAACCAAAAGAAAGTGATGATATTGGAGGCATACCGACAGAGGTTTATACATTAGATTCAACCAACACCGATGTGCCGATATTTGTTTTTAATAGATCAGTTAGCGGAATATCTAGACAGTTTGAAATAGTACCAGCTACTATTTCTAATTCAGAATCGATATATGAACAAGATCCAATTCCTGGAACGGGATTCACATATCTATATAGAACAGACGGAGCAGGTGACACCAGTCCAAATACAGGATTTTTTATTTTGTTTAAACAAGGTTCTTTAGGCAGCACAGAATTTTCAATAACTCAACCAACTACAAATTATGTTCAACCGATCACTATTAATAACATTAACAATACCGACGTTTGGTTATATAAATTAGATGATTTTAATCAGTTAGAAAAATTATGGACCAAGGTACCAGAGCTTTCTGGCAGTAACGTGATCTATAACAGTTTGGCAGCCGATGTGAGAGACATTTACAATGTTGTAACTAAAAATAATGATGCTGTAGATTTAGTTTTTGGAGATGGAAACTTTTCTAATATTCCTTTAGGAAGTTTTAGATTATATTACAGAACCAGTGACAATGCCAAATATTCTATACAATCAGCAGATATGCAAGGTATAACTTTTGTAGTACCTTACAAAGACAAGAGCGGAGGAGAACAATCACTCACTGTAACTTGTGCTCTACAACAGTCAGTTTATAATTCAGCAGCAGCAGAATCAAACGAAAGTATTAAGACCAAAGCGTCTCAGGTATAT